TTAAATTGGCGCATAAGTCGCCCCTCTTGAAGATTTCAGCACAGTTAGGACAACCTTCCAAATAATTAAGGCCATAGTAGCCGGAAGTGTTTTTATCCTATTTAACAAATACTCGCTTCGTGACAGATGTCCGAGTGGGTTGGTGAGTGTTCATTCCAGGATTGGAATGAACTTTGCCAGATCAGGGAATGTCTCATCGACAGCGTCGTGAGGCACATAGCATCGATATGCTTGCTCATCTCGGCGGCTCATGGCCGACCGAATAAGTTCCCAAATTCCGCAAAAATTGACTGTCTCCTCACCGGAGACACGGAGTTGACCCAAAATTCGTTTATATTTGCGCGCAATCTTTGATAGACTGGGCGCATCTAAAATATTGGGCCTCAGTTGCCTTAAACCACGGTTGTGGATTAAGCGCTGCCTGAGCTTTTTTGCCACGAACGGAAAGCAAAGATATGTCTTTCCGTCATACGGGTTCGTGACGATTGGTTGTTTCCACGTCATATGTCGAAACTCATCCTCATCCATCTCAGTATAGAGATGCAGATCGTTTTCACTGATACATTTAGTGTTAACGGTTGTGAGGAATCCCTCTATTAATTGAGCGTCAAGGCGCTCGTCATCGGCAGATACCTGACCGAGACTAAAGAGGTTTTGCAGTTCATCAGTCTTGAAGAGCTGCAGAGGTGTAAGAATTGTGTCGGACAAGGCCAGATTTGTTAATAAACTTTTCAAGTCTGGCGTAACCTTCCGTGCCACCCATTCGTCTGGATCGGGGAAACCGAGTCCTCCAAAGACAGGTGGCATAAACGGATTAAGTCCAACAGTGAAACAACGCTCAATGAAGTCGGCGTTTCCGATTCTCACAATTTCGGCGCAAATGCGATACTTTTCAGATCCTTTTTCAAGGTCTTTCATTGTATTCGACGCAGCTGCGCCACGCGTCCATTCGGGCGGGATCTCTTTCTCACCCGAGTTACGGGAGCCTTCCGGACGAGTTAAATTCTTGACTCGCACAAATTTTGGCGATGTCACGATATCTCGTGCCGTACAGCAGTCTCCCTTATGTATTGGCTCTTCACAATAGATGCCAGCACAGTCTGAACGCAAATTGGTGCCGGCGGAAACTTGTCCGCCAAGCGATTCGTAAATTTTCGAAACCGCTATATTGTTCCGAGGAGTATCAAGGGCAAGCTCGTCATCTCCGCACCGAGTGCGCGGATTTGAATTTGACGGGTCAAGCTCATCCTTGGTCGGCTCCAACGCCTCCCCAAGTCTTGCAACGAGGGCATCGAGTGAATCTTTGGATCCTATCCAATCATCAACACCGATTCCCACCAATTTTCGTGCAAGCCACGATGCGAACTTGGTGTACGCATTGACCGTCCACCAAGTGGTTGGGTCCCCCATAAGGGGCCCCCCTTTCGCATCTCCGACATACTCAGCGATCTCACGGTAATAAATACCGAGTGGAGAGTACTCTAGCAGATGAAGACATAGAAATGTCGAATTCTGATCGAGTCCCGAACCGCGAGCGAAGCCTGTTAGCAAACTTTCTGCTAGATCTTTTGACTCCTTGTCACTTGCGACAGTCAGATCTAGAGAGAGAAGCTCAAGTGCAGCTAAATCATCTGCAACTTCCTGGGAGTAAGGTCCCGGCCCATATTTATCACAAAAGTGATAGTAGACCGTTTTACAAAACGTTCTGACCCTCCCTCCACCGTGCTTATGTGACAAGCTCGGAATCTCTTTGTCCTTTGATGAGAGTTGGTAGAGAGGAGACCTCACGAAGTGGCCCAATGTGGTCACTTCCCAGTCGCCGACGGTGATTACGCGGCATTTGTCCCCGCGTTCCTCAATACCTTCGGCATTTACGATCCGATCAATGATCTTGAACGGCTGGAATTCCTTTTCGTCCTTTCGATGGGTATAATACCCTGAGAACGGATCGGTTCCAACATAGCCGTATGGATCGTAATTCTGCAGCATGCTTCGCCGTAAAAGGCTTTGCAAACTGCAGTCCCTGGCAAGATGCTGATCGTTAATCTTGCCTTCACGGTACTCTTGTGCAGTAAGGTACTGCGCTGACCGTGGAATTTTCCTCACACCGTCGATAAGGGGGAACAATTGAAGGGTATCGCAATGATACTTGATTTCGTTAAAATACGAATAACCTTCACCCTTTTTCAATATAACGGTATCCATGACTTCTCGATACGGAGTTAAGTTCATGTTGAGGTCATTGGAGCGCCCATGGTCGCTCTTACTACTTGTAAGAGTGGCGCTTCCACTTGACGTAGTGTGCGTGTCCAGCGTGCCTACGTATGCTTCGCGGCACGATTCGCCCCATAAGATGGCGAACGTGTACGCGACGCTCAGGACATTCTCCCCAGTTGTATTTGGGGTACTGAACACTTCCTTGTGACTATGCAAGGATTCGATGACTTTTTCATGATTTGGTTTCGGGCCAGCCCGTCCGCACATGTAAAACTGAAAAAGTCCCTCCATCTCCCTAGGCCCCACATCGGGACCACGTGTGCAATTTGGCACGATATAATTCGCCAAATGGCCGCGCGCCCAGGGAAAGTAGAGGAAGCTGTCTGCCATGGCACCGAGGCAACCAGGCTTGATAGACGGCATTTCGGACTTTGAACGGCATGTATAATACAATGCCCAGTCCTTCATACTCTTGATCCTATCCATCCACCATCGGTATCCTTGATTGATAACCGATCGGAAGGACCAAATATAGAGTTGGTGAATCCCGCGCGCCATTTCGACGTCGTCGGGATCATCAAAGTCAACTCCGATGAGCAGGCGTGGAATGACCGTCGCTAGAGCGACGGCTAATGCATTCCACGCCACATTGACTCGGACAATGTCCTTGTCAGTCAGCTTCGCGCCAGAATTCTGGTTTACCCTGCAAAAGGGGGCGAAGCCATGCGGAACAAAAGAAGAGGCCGGGCAAACCACAGCGTTGCTTTTGTGCCGTACAAGTTTCAGGGGAATCGCCCAAGGGCGCCCCATATGAAACTTAGGTCAAATCGATTTCGTCACAACGGAG